TTCCGCTGCAGCTGTTGCTTTTGCTGCTCCTGGTGCTGCCCTGGCAGGTCCCTACTTGAACGTAGAGGCGAACTCAGGTTTCACTGGATCCGATTACACTGGAACGACCACAGATTTCCACGTTGGTTATGAAGACGCCCTTGGCGAATCTGCTTCATACTACATCCAGGCAGGTGCATCCGTCGTCTCTACTGACGGTGTTGGTTCGGAAACTGTTCCTTCTGGTAAGGCAGGTCTTGGTGTTGCTCTGAGCGATGCTCTGGGTGCATACGGCGAGGTCTCCTTCCAAGGTTCTGGTTCGGATTCTGTTGACCGTGGTTACGGGACCAAGGTGGGTCTGAAGTATTCCTTCTGATCCCCATCGTTGTAAAAGTTAATATATAAACATCACGATGTTCGGGTCCCTGACGAGGGACCCATTTTTTTTATGAAAAGAATCTTAACTTCTCCAATCACCCAATTAAATTTATTGATAGTGGGATTTATGATTATTGTCGGTATGATCCATAATCATGCTCACTTCACTATGGAACAAGATGCTGACTCATACGTGAGAGCATGGTGTAAAAAGAATCCTGACACATGTCAGAGTTACATTGATGATTATTAGGGGGTTGACACCCCCTTTTTTTATTGGTATAATTAGAAGCAGTTATTCCTTCGGAGGTCATGGAAGTCATTCTCTATTCAAAAAGTAATTGTCAATGGTGCGAACGTGCCAAGATGTTATTTGATAATTTAGATGTAAAATATACTGAGTACAAATACGAGAAGCATTTTACTAAAAGAGAATTCTACGCTGAGTTTGGTGAGGGTGCCACGTTCCCTCAGATCTCCATTAATACCAAACACATCGGAGGATTCAAAGACACGCTGCACTATTTTCAAGAAAACAAACTTATCTAATGGAATCCACTGAAGAACTTTACACCCTCGTTGAACGATCAATTGATGCTGCCTTCGATGGAAAGTTCCTGTTTAATTTTTATAGTTATGTAAAGGCATCTAAGTTCACTCGTAGAGAGGTGACCGCTTTTATTGAAAGTTCTACTGCCGCAAACGTATCTAACCTCGTATTAGAACTAGAACTATATCTTAAAGGTAGAGATAAGATTTCCAAAGAAGCATATGGACATCTTTCAAAACCACAAGCAAGAAAGATCAAGGACTATCTTTACAAAATTCTAACTGACGCATGGAAGTATGAGCAAGAGCGAAAACCAGGAAGAAAACCTGGAACCAAAAACAAGAAAAGAAAGTCAGCAATCACCAATAAATAGAGGTGATGATTTTATGCTTAAAAGGAGGAGGCGTAAACGGTCCAACCTAAAGGAACCTGAACCAGAGGTTCAACTTACCGAGGAGAAACGCAAAATGGATTTAGCAGTAGTTCTAGTGTTCTCAACACTAATCACCATTGGTGGAACATTAATTGGTTTTTTGATTGGGTGGTTCGCCCATGCATATTACACAGGGTTCGTTGAGCAAGTTGCAGAAGCGATTACAACAGAGGAGGAGGTATCATTCACACCACATCCAGAAATGATGGATGAAGAAGGAAACACTATTCCATTTCATGTTGCAAAACTGATTAGTGTTGAATTTGATCAGCGGGATGCTTTTGATACTGATCCCTTTGCCGACGACTAAATAATCACAAACGAAATTTCGTATTACTCATGAAGCTATTGATTTCTGAAGTCATTAAAAAGGCATCTAATGCCAAAACTAAATCTGAAAAGATCAAAATTCTCAAAGAGAATAATTCACAGGCACTACGTTCTGTTCTGAAATGGAACTACGATCCTAATATCAACACGGATCTTCCAGAAGGTGAAGTGCCTTATGAAAAAAATGATGCACCAATTGGTACAGAACACACAGTTCTTGAAAGAGAATATCGTAACCTCTGGAGATTTATTAAAGGTGCAAACTCCTTGACTCGTATGAAGCGAGAGCAATTGTTTATTCAATTGCTTGAAGGTCTCCACGAAAGCGAAGCAGAAATTATCTGTCTCGTTAAAGACGGTTTACTCCAATCAAAATTTAGAATTACTATTGCCGTAGTAAAAGAAGCTTTCCCCGAAATTAAATGGAGTGAATGACAACATGGTCAACATCGTTAACGAACAACGAGTGATCTACATGATAAAAAAATGCATCGAGGAGAAGCATCATGCCCGAGAAACTTACCACAGAGTCCGCATCTCAAACCCAGGATTCTGTGAAGACAGAATTAGACAACTCATCGATGAATTTCAACCTGACTGAATCTGATAAGAAACTATTGCGTTCCAAGTATGACGTAGTAGTTTTTTCTCATGACTGTAAACCTGAAAGCATCGATAAAAGAGAGTGGCCATACAATGCCGTTCTAGTTACATATGAGATTGATGGTGTTGTTAAACACGATCATGCTGCAGGTCCAAAGAATTCTAAAATCTTTGACGCCTATTACGATCTCCTCAAACCCCTAGGAGGAAAGATCTTGACAATGGAGACCATGTATGGTATGGTTAATCCGAAACTCTGGGGTAACAAACCTAAGAACAAAAAATGACCGAAGATTGGCGCTACAACGAAGAGCGGATGGAACTCCGCCAAACAGTTTACACAATCCTTCTCAATAAATTTGGTGGTCTAACCCACGAAAATGGGGAACCCAAACACAGCATGGAAAGCATTCAAGCATGTTGCCATGATTGGGTCTCCCAAGGACACGTCAGTTCATCTGGCATCGTAAAATATTATCAAGCGTATTATGCAAGTTAAACTCGTTAGTGTTACCCCTGATGCTGAGAAGCACATGGGGTATGTGGCAAGGGTCAGCAACCCCTCTAATCAAGATAATCCAAAGGTTGCAGGTCTTTTATCCTATTGTATTAAACACCAGCATTGGAGCGTCTTTGAGCAGGCGTTCATGACGCTTGAGATCGAGACCACTAGAGGACTGGCAGCTCAAATATTGAGGCATAGGTCCTTCACATATCAAGAGTTCTCACAACGGTATGCTGACAGTTCTCTGTTGGCAGAAACTATTCCTCTCTTTGATCTTCGTCGTCAAGATACAAAGAATCGTCAGAATTCTATTGATGATGTTGATCCTTTTTTAAAGCAAGAACTTGAGATCACTCTCAAGAGACACTTTGAAAGTGCTATGGATATCTACAAGCACATGCTTGAGATGGGAATTGCAAAAGAGTGTGCAAGGTTTGTGCTACCCCTCGCCACGCCCACTAGGTTATACATGACGGGTTCAGTTCGTTCATGGATCCACTATATAGAGTTACGCTCTGCTCATGGCACACAGAAAGAGCATATGGACATTGCAAATGAATGTAAGTGTTTGTTTGCAGGTCAATTCCCAATCGTCGCTGAAGCATTAGGATGGACAAATCATGAAACTATTAACACTTGAAGATTACGAAAAGGCAGGAGAATCATTCTGGCCAAAGTATTGGTATGTCGCTAAGGAACTTGGTGAAGATGCCAAAGCAGAGGACATTCTGAAGGTCCTTGAGTCCATTGGTACAGTCGCACTGCGATTGAAGATGGAAGAGAAAGAAGGACCCTTTGGGTTCAATAAAAAGGAGGACGGCGATGCCGACGTATCAGTTCAGGAATAAAGAAACTGGTGAAATCATTGAAGAACGTATGAGTTTCACTGTTTTAGATAAATATAAAGAAGATAACCCACATCTCGAACAGTATCATGATTCATTTCCTGGTGTTGTTGGTGACGCAGGTATCAAAAACAAAGTTCCTGATGGTTTCAGAGATGTTCTGAAGTCAATCAAGAAAGCAAACTACGGTTCTACAATCACACCTCCATAAATTCTATGCCCAGAAGAAGGAAAGACAATCAATTCGATTTTGTGAATAGCACTCCTAAACAAATGAGACGCAGAAAACCAATTAATGTTGATCATCTAGTTGAGATCAATCCTTTAACAGAAAATCAAACAACTGCATTTGATGCATACGAGAAGGGTAAGAACCTCTTCCTGTATGGTTGTGCAGGTACAGGTAAAACATTCATTGCAATGTACCTGGCACTGAAGGAGATCCTTTCAGGTACATCTCCTTACGAGAAACTGTACATGGTGCGTTCTCTAGTCCCCACAAGAGAGATTGGATTCCTCCCTGGAGATCACGAGGATAAGTCAAACCTGTACCAGATTCCATATAAGAATATGGTCAAGTACATGTTTAAGATGCCTGACGATCCAGCATTCGACATGTTGTATGATAACCTGAAGGCACAAGAAACTATTTCTTTCTGGTCTACATCTTTCCTTCGTGGAACTACGCTTGATCATGCTATCGTCATTGTTGACGAGTGTCAGAACTTAAACTTCCATGAACTGGACTCCATCATTACACGTGTTGGTGAGAACTGTAAGATCATCTTTGCTGGTGACGTTATGCAGACCGACCTCATCAAAACTAATGAGCGTAATGGTATCCTTGACTTCATGAAGATTCTTGAGGTTATGGAAGAGTTTGAAAGTGTTGAGTTCGGCACTGATGATATCGTTAGAAGTGGTCTCATCAAGAGTTACATTCTTAGCAAAATGCACCTGGGGTATGGTTGATGTTTAATCATGTTGATATGGGCGTTATTCTTGAAGACCTGAAAGCACAAACTGTTGAAGGTAAAAGAGTTTACGCCGTTGGTGAGAATTATTATCCATCAATCTCCACCATCTGTTCCTATCGCAAACGCAAATCTATTGCAGAGTGGAGGAACAGAGTTGGTAACGAAGAAGCAAACAAAATCTCTACTCGTGCAGCGACTGTAGGAACCTCACTACATAGTATAGTGGAAGATTATCTAAACAATAATCTGGATCTAGAAAGGTACAAAGATAAGTATCTTGCGTTGTTACTATTCAAGCAGGCAAAGTCCATGCTTGGTCGTATTAACAACATTCACTTCCAAGAGGCACCTTTATTCAGTCATGAATTTGGAATCGCTGGACGAGTAGATTGTATCGCTGAGTTCGATGGCAAACTTTCAGTCATAGATTTCAAAACTTCTTCAAAGGAAAAGAAAGAATCCTGGATTGAGAACTACTTTGTTCAAGAGACAGGATATGCTAAGATGTATGAAGAGCGATCTGGTATTAAAGTAGATCAGATTGTTACTTTGGTCACTTGTCAAACAGGTGATACCCAAGTGTTCATTAAGAACCCTGACGACTATGTGCCTCTGCTAATCGATTACATTGCAGAGTACAAAGATGCCCACTAAAAACAAAAATATTAATGAACTAATTGATGAAAACTTTATGGACAAAAACAAGTTTTCAATGACTATTGAAAACATGGTCAAGGATAGTAACAGAACCATCAATTACATTGATGCTATCGTTGATTTCTGTGAGTCGAAAGACATTGAAATTGAATCAGTTGTTAAACTGATTGCTCCTTCGTTGAAGGAAAAGATTAAGGCAGAGGCAACTCGTCTTAATTATATTAAAAAAACAACCAGAGGCGTTCTGCCACTTTAATTATGTACCCCTTTGAGGTTTATCAAATTTATGTTGCGTTGAAAACGCACTTTAGTCGTAGGACATATGATTACTTTCAATACCAAGGTAGTATTAAAGTATCAAGAGAAAAATTCATGGAGAGGAATGACGTTTACTTCTTTGAGAAACTCTCCAAAAAATACAGAGCAGAAGAAGTAGAAGAATACTTTGTATCTAACTTTCTAGTCAATTCAAACTTCCATATCATCCAGATGAATGAGAAGAACTACATGGACTGGAAGAGGAAGATGCAGAGTATTACTTATTTGTTTGGACAGGATATCGAGAACCTATCTACTCTGTCAAGCAATTTTAATGATGTATTTACATGTAATCGTGGTCACTCCCAGTTGCTGAAAGCATACCTTGGTGGTAGAGTAATGCTGGAAACTCTGATCATGTTAAATAAGATTACACATTTCGTTAGCAGGTATGATACTCTGTTAAAAGAAGATGTAATCTGGAAGCAACTGTCGTTGCTCCTTCATAAGTATGATCCTTTCATAGAGGAAGACCCCAGCAAAATTAGGCAACTAGTATTACAAAAGTTATGAACGACAAAGGAATGTTTGCATCTGAGATCGTCCGAAAGGAGATCGAAGCAATGCATGAGTTGTATAAAGAAATCTATATGGCAGCACCTGTCATGGATCAACAAACCAGAGAAGACAAGGAGAAAATCCTTGATAAAATGGAGAGGTTGGTCGAAATGCAGGAAGTCCTGTACACTAGGATCAATCTCAGTGATGATGAGGACAGTGCTATTGTCAAAGAGAACTTCAGGATAGCAGCAAAGCAGATGGGTCTTCCAACGTCCCAGATCGGTCCTGAGGTCTTCAAGGTTGCTCGTCAAGGAATTGAAGGTCTTCGCAAACAGGTACTTGACAATCAGATCTAGACCTGCTATCATAATTTCAATGGGCAGATGGGACAGGGCGACTTGTTCGTACGTAAGACCCATTCACACACAAAATCCAATCAATCTTTTCAATACGGAGAATACAAATGTCTTTTAAATCCCTTAAAGCCCAAGGTTCCCTTCTTGAGAAACTTAATAAGGAAATCAATAAAGTAGAAGGTGTTTCTGGTTACGTCGATGAGCGACTCTGGAAACCTACCATGGGTAAAGAAGGTGTCGGCAGTGCCGTCATTCGATTCCTGCCCCCAACCGAAGGTTGTGACATGCCTTGGGCAAAGGTCTGGAGTCATGCCTTCCAGGGTCCTGGTGGATGGTATATTGAGAACTCT